GCTGAAGAACCAGCTCCTGAAATGCCAGAGGAACCAATGGAACCTGAAATGGATGCGGAGACTGAAATGGGTGATGAACAAGATGAAGAGATTGTAACTTTCAAAACCATTCAGAAATTAACAGGTAAGTTGGCTCAAAAAATTAGAACACTTGCGGCTGACGAGGAAAACCCAATGTCATCAAAAGACATTAAGTATGTAATTAATTCTGTTTTATCAGCATTTGATTTGAATTTATTGGATGAAGAAGACAGAGATGAAATCATGGGTAAATTCGAAGGTGAAGAAATGGCAGGTGATGAGATGGGAATGGAAGATATGGGTGATATGGGTGATGAAGAAATGCCTGCGGATGAAATGGGGGCTGAAGAAATACCTGCGGAAATGATGGAGATGTTTGATGAATATGAATCAGAAGCTCCTGAAGAACCAAGAATGGCTAAAATCAAAGGTCTTGATGACAAACATTCGTTTGGGGTTGAGGACATGATTGAAGGTTTGTTTAGTGAGTCGAAAGTTGACCAAATCCTGAAAAAATATTTCAATGTAAGTGAAACTGAAAAAGTAATCACTGAACAAAAGAAAGATAGAAAAAAAGAAATGATTTGGAAAATTAATCAGTTGAGTGAAAATGTGGAACAAGAAGTTATCTCACGTAAATTGATTAACAAATTTTCTGACGCTAAATTACTTGGCAGAACAAAGAAAAAAGATTTAGTTTTTGAAATAAATGAATCAAAAGTTAGAGTAACCCCAAAAGGTGAAATTCTATGAGTTATTTGATTTATGTAAATGAGTTAGGTCCAAACTATAAGGGAGACAACATTTATGAGTTTATTTTCTCGGATAGTTTAGACGGAGTTTGGGGTGACTCTTGGGAATCAAAACCGTCAAACGGTTACCCATCACCACCGGACTTGGAATTTATAAAAAAGGTAGGAGTTCTAAAAAACGATACAATTAGTATGTCAGTTATTCAGAACTCCGATTTTTTTTCTATGATAGACGCAATTGACGGAGTTATTGCCCTATCTTGGGAGAACGATAGTGAAGAAGTTAATTTCGATACGAAAAAAAGATTAGTTTTTCGTTTCGGAGAAAAAGAAGAAACGGTTAAAAATAAACTTTACGAACGAGATTTAGTATTAGAGTTCGAAAAAAAAGTGGTTTATGAACATTGAAAAAAAGATATTAAGATTATTGGAACATGGGTTCAATACATCTACATTAGCAGACCTGAAACCAAAGCAGATTGAAGCGTTATACAATAGATTGGTTGAGGCTAAAGAAGAAAATAAAGAACAGTCAACACCCCAAAATACAACCGCAACAAGTAAAACAATCACATCATATGAAGTTAAACCAAATAGTAAAACTATGGTTAATGGACTTGAGGTTGATACTACGGGAGGTAAAACCAGAATAACTCCATTAAAAGAAATAGATGACACTGAAACCGAGGATATTGCTTTAGCGGTAAGTGAGAAAGACCCTGATTTAGGTTTAGCGATGAGTGAAGACTTAAAAGAAAAATTTGAATCCAAGAAACAACAGAAATATTTTTTTGCTAAATGTGGTGATGGTAAAACTAAAGAACAAAAAAAATGGTGTAAAATGGCAAAAGAATTCGCCGATTCTACCAAAAACTTTAGTAAATTACCTGAAAAAAAAGATGAAACAAATGAAGATTTTTCCTTCAAAAATTATTTAGAAAAGGTTGGAAGTACTATAGCGGGAAATATTGCTAAAGAGGTTCCAAACTCATTAAGACCAACATTCGAAGGTAAATTGGAAGAAAGTATTATGAACATGGTAAACAAACACATAACACCAAAAATGACCAAAAAAGATTTTATAAAAACAATCACTGAAGCGGAAAGGGAAGTTGAGACACCTGTTAAACCAGATGTTAAACCTGAAAGACCAAGACCACAAACTCCGTATCAACCGAAGCATAAACCAGCCCCAAAGGCGGGTGAGAAAGAAGTAGAAACCCCTGTCAAACCTGACGTTAAACCTGAAAGACCAAGACCGGCAACTCCATATCAACCAAAACATAAACCAGCCCCAAAAGCGGAGGATATCCCACAGTGGATAACATTTGACGCTATTGGTATTAATTTGAAGTAAAATGAGCTTTAATCCTAATATGAAAAAAACTTTAGAGACAAAAACTAAATTGGAAAAAAAATTAGTTACTGAAGGTCTAACAAAAAAAGAAAAAGATACTTTGAAAAAGTTGAAAACAAAAATTAATGAAGCTCCAATCGATTATGAAGGTCCTGAAAGAATGGACCCCAATATCGAGAGAAAAATTACAAGTAGAGAAACTCCATTTTCATCTAGTCCGGCAATGCCAACAGGTGACCGTGATTTCGTTGAATTGGTTTCATCTCAAAGATTTAAAAACTCTGTAGAGAATGTTGGTCGTTATTTAGGAACTACCGCACCTTTACAAGGTCGTAATCCTTTGATGCAACTTATGGGAATGGCGATGCAATCGCTACAACAAGTTATGAGAATTGAATTCCAGAACAGGGAATATCTCGAAAGACTGGCAGTTGATTTGGTTAAAAAAGAAATGGGAATTCCTGAAGGAGCAATGCAGTTTGATGCGAAGTTAGTTTCAGGTCCAATGTCTTCGGCTGAAGGAATGAGAGCCGAACCTCAAACACCAAGTAAGGAAGATGTAAAACAGGCTTTCAAACACCAAGAAGAACTTGAGGATTTTGCCGATGAGTTTGAAAAATTTAATTTGGAGAAGTCAAAAAGAAGATTTATTAATTCATTGATACAAGGTGCGTCTAAAAAAGGACACTATATGTTTGAGTTGGTTAGAGATGAACTAAATCGTCTTGACCCGAATTTGGTTAATTTATATGGTGTTAATCAATCGCTTATGGACCATTTATATTGGGTAATGCCTGATATGGAAAGTATGGCTGCTAGCGGTGGAGGTCAAATGGGGCAAACTAGTGTTGACCCTGAAACAGACCCCCCAACAGTTAAAGCAAGAGCCGCAACTTTTCCACTCCTTATTCACGAATTGATTAAGGGTGTTTATGAAATATTTGGTACTCACGGATTACCTGATGACCCACGTCAAGCCGAAATGGTTATGGGGTCTGAAGATACATTACCTGCGGAAATATGGGATATGAGATTAGGTCCGATATTTTGGGAAAAATTCACCGCGGCATATCCAATTGAATTATTTGATGATGATAAGAAACATATCCAACATTACTTGTTCATGAGATTTTCTAAATTACCGGCTGAGGACTTTTTCAAATTTGCCAAAGCGGTATTAAACGGAGACCCGGCAGGAACAAAAGCGATACAAAGAATGGTTGATGAGATTGTTTCTGATTTGAAGAAACAAGAATATGAACAAGAAGCTTCCAAATGGGAAGACGATGATATCGATGACGTAGATTTAAGTAGTTTAGGTCTTTAATTAAAAACCCCCACATTGTTGGGGGTTTAATATTTATATACAAATACAATCTTATGACAAAAGAACAAGTGATGATTGAATACGTTAGGTGTATGAAGGATACTTCATATGCCCTTCGTACATATCTACAAACCTATGACAATACAGTTTCAAAATACGTTCCTTTGGAATTATTCCCTGACCAGATATCCTTACTTGAGGATTATGAGAACTTTAATGAAAACATTGCGTTAAAATATAGACAGGCGGGGGTATCTACGGTGACCGCCGCTTGGATATCAAAAAAACTGGCGTTCGCTAAAAAAATTAAGCCTGAAAAAATTCTTATAATCGCCAACAAACTTGATACATCTCAAGAAATGGCAAATAAAATTAGGGCATTTATGACACAATGGCCGTCTTGGGTTGGGATTGATTTTTCAACAGAAAAAGACTCACAGAAACATTATAAATTAAATAATGGTTGTGAGGTTAAAGCCGTGGCAACATCTAAAGACGCATTACGTGGATTTACCCCAACGATATTAATATTTGACGAGGCGGCATTTATAGACGCTGACAGTGATTTTTGGGCGGCTTGTATGGCGTCGTTGTCTACGGGTGGTAAAGTAATAGTTGTATCAACTCCTAACGGATATGACCCAATCTATTATGAAATCTACGACCAAGCATTAAGGAATATGAACGATTTCAAAATTTCTGAAATGTATTGGTTTAGAGACCCAAGATATACAAAAGATTTATATCTTGTTAAGACAAAAGACATTATTCATTATCTATTAAATAAAGAAGAATATAATCCTGATGATATTATAAGTTGGGAAAATATACCATTTGAAAAACGAGATTACGTTGAGTTAAAATCAATTATGGACACAGGTTATAAGCCATGTTCTGCTTGGTTTGAGGGGATGGTTAAGAAACTTAAGTACGACAAACGTAAGGTTTCACAGGAATTGGAATGTAACTTTTTGGGGTCAGGTGATAACGTATTTGACTCAAATTTGTTACAAAAAGTTAGGGAAAATTATATACGAGAACCACAAAATAAAATGATGGGTAACGCCCTTTGGATTTGGAAAGAACCTGTTATTGGTCATAAGTATGTGATGGGTGTCGATGTTAGTAGGGGTGATAGTGAAGATTTTAGTTCGTTTCAAATAATTGATTTTGATACTAGAGAACAAGTTGCGGAGTTTGTTGGAAAACTTCCTCCTGACACCATGGCCGATGTTTGTTACAAATGGGCAAATATGTATTCTTGTTTTGTTGTGATTGATATCACTGGTGGAATGGGCGTTTCTACCGCAAGAAAAATGCAAGAAATAGGATATAAGGACTTATATGTTGATGGTGTTGATACCGCGAACAAATGGAAGTGGGACCCAAAGGCTGCTGAAAAAATACCGGGAATAAATTTTAACAATAAACGAGTACAGATTATTGCGGCTTTTGAGGAAGCAATGAGACACGAATTTAAGATTTACAGTAATCGTTTGTTTAACGAGATGAATACGTTTGTTTATATAAACGGACGACCTGACCACCAAAAAGGTCACCACGATGACTTAATCATGTCAATCGCTATGGCTTGTTATGTTGCGGAATCTTCATTCTCACAATTAACAAAAGTTACAGAACAGACAAAAGCGATGTTAGAATCTTGGTCTGTCAGTAATAACGATAATGTAAGTGCTCAAATCGCATTTAATCCGGTAATACCAAATTATACAGATAGAACCAATCAATTTAACGGTAATAATATAACCAAAGATGATTATATGAAATACGGTTGGTTATTTGGAGGTAGATAATATTTATATAAAACCAACAAAATAATATCTATTTAGTTATTATTTGTGGTGATTAAAATTACCCTATGGAGAATAACAATAATCAAATTACGGTTTGGCAAAGGTTAACGAGAGCATTTGGTCCAAATGCGTTACTCAACCAGGATTATCCAACCTACAAATTCGATAAGAAGGAGTTACTTCGCACAACTTCAAAACAAGAATACGATAAAGAGCTGTTACAAGCTCAACAAACTTTTTATTTAGCAAATCAATGGACTAAAATAGAAAGTAATCTTTATACCCAAGCGGTTTATTACGAACCAACAAGATTGGCTTCGTTTTATGATTATGAATCTATGGAATATACTCCCGAGATTTCAGCGGCTTTGGATATCTACGGTGAAGAGTCAACAACCGTTGACCAGAATGGTTATATGCTTCAGATTTATTCTGAATCAAAAAGAATTAAGGGTATTCTAACCGATTTATTTAACAATGTTTTAGATATTAACACCAACTTACCTATGTGGACTAGAAACACTTGTAAGTATGGTGATAACTTTGTGTATTTGAAATTAGACCCTGAAAAGGGTGTTGTTGGGTGTATGCAGTTACCGAACATTGAGATTGAGCGTTTGGAACGTGGTATGCCGGCAAAATCACAGAATGTAGAAGAACCAAAAGAAAATAGAGGGTTAAGATTTAAGTGGAAAGCAAAGGACATGGAATTTAATTCATGGGAAATTGCTCACTTTAGATTGATGGGTGATGACAGAAAGCTGCCATACGGTACATCTATGTTGGAAAAGGCTCGTCGTATTTGGAAACAATTATTGTTATCTGAAGATGCTATGTTGATTTATAGAACATCGAGAGCACCTGAAAGAAGGGTATTCAAAGTGTTTGTTGGTAATATGGACGATAAAGATGTGGAGGCGTATGTACAACGTGTCGCCAACAAATTCAAACGTGACCAAGTTGTTGACAATAAAACAGGTAATGTTGATATGAGATTTAATCAAATGGCCGTTGACCAAGATTACTTTATCCCTGTTAGAGACGCGGCAGCTCCAAACCCAATTGATACATTACCTGGTGCTCAAAACCTGTCAGAAATTGCGGATATTGAATATATCCAAAAGAAACTTTTGACCGCACTTCGCGTACCAAAAGCATTTTTAGGGTTTGAAGAAGTTGTTGGTGAAGGTAAAAATTTATCATTACAGGATATTCGTTTTGCTCGCACAATCAATAGAATTCAAAAATGTATGATTGCCGAATTAAATAAAATCGCAATCATTCACTTGTTCTTGATGGGATTTGAAGATGAGTTATCAAACTTTACATTAGGGTTAACCAATCCGTCAACCCAAGCAGATTTACTTAAAATTGACGTTTGGAAAGAAAAAGTTTTATTATATAAAGACGCGGTTACCGCCATCGAAGGTATTGCACCTGTGTCAGTTTCTTGGGCTAAAAAACACGTACTTGGTTTTTCTGATGAAGAAATTAAACTTGATTTACAACAACAAAGAATTGAAAAGGCAGTTGGTGCAGAATTGACTAACACCGCAACAATCATTACACATACAGGTATATTTGATAATATCGATAAATTATATGGTTCTATCACTGGAGGTACTGCGGCTGGAGGAGCACCACCTCCACCACCAGGAGGTGAAGAAATGGGAGGAGCTCCCCCACCATCTCCACCGGCAGGAGGTGAAGAACCGCCAATTCCCGAGTCGTTTAAGAGGGATAATTTGAAAATTTTACTAGAGAATGATAGTCTAACTGAATCAGATAGTTTTATCGATTTATCAAGAGCTAAAAATTCTTTGGGGGAAATTGAGTCTGAATTGTCAAAACTCTTGAGGGATTGATATTTATAAATAAAAAGACATGGTAAAGTTCGGTTTATTAAAATCAAAGATAGAAAAATTGATGTTAGAATCTTATTCTAACGGAACATTCAAGACTGAAATGAAAAATTTCAAAAAGAATGTATTGGAAAATAAAAACATTTCAAAACTTTTTTATCTATATGATGAATTGAATTCTAATAAAGGTTTGAATGAATCTATTGTGGATGATTATATCTACGAATGTATAACGATATATGAAAATACAATCAATAAGATTAAAAATTCAACCCTTGTTGATTTATCTAATTGGGTGGTTAATGTAAAGTCAGATAACAATTACTCTACTATCGACAATCTATTCTCTAATGATGTTCTCACAATTGAATCTAGATTATCTAGCAAAAAATTGATTAAAGAGTCGTTAAAGAAAAAACCTGCAGATAAAAAAGAAGTTGTTAATTTACCATTAAGTACTATGGTAAATGTTGCTAATAAAACAATTTCTAATTTTATTGAAAGTTTGAATGAGTCTGAAAAGAAAGAATTAGTTGATTTTCTTAAGACTGACGATAAAGAATTAGAGGGTAATTTTGAGCAACTAAAAGAAAGTGTCACCAAAAAATTGGAGACAATTAAAGAGAATGCTGACACAGAAACTAAAAGTAGGATTAATGAAACTTTGGAAAAGGTGGTTTCAGAAAAATACGACAAATTTACTTATTTCAAATTAAAGAATCTTAACGAGAATCTTTAAAAGTCTTTGTTTTTCATTTTCTGAACATACTTGGCCTTTTTCAACATTTTTCTTTTTCTAACCGACTTCTTTTCATACTCCTTTCTTTCGACGAGTTGACTTGACTGTCGGGTCTTAATCACTTTACTTTTGAGTAACTTTAATGCTCTCTCAATACCGTTTTTATCTACTTTGACAATTAACATATATAATAAATAACGCTTAAATTGAATTTTTTTTGACTACCGATACAAATATACTTATTTTTTTAAAAATAAACATCGGTAAAATGAAAAGTTGATGAAAAAAGGGAAAACTTCACCAATCGCAGGATTTAAAAATGCGAAGGTGATTTATGGCACGGTAGATTCAGTTGAATTTAAGTCTTTATATTTAAACATACAAACTTGGGTAGAACCAATTGTTGATTCTGATAACTGGCAAAGGGTTGTATTAAATCTAACAAGGTCGATTAAACATACGGTACATGAAATATTAGATAGATTAGTCTTTGAGGAAAACTTTATTGTGGATTTAGATTTAAGGTCAAGTGGATTATCTCTAAAGAAAAAATCGTTTTTAAATCTAGAGATAAATTTTTATATTAAAAAGAAAGATTTAGATTTTAAATCAAAAAAATTAAAGGATATATTGAAAAAAGTAACCAAGGAAATAATATCAATACACTTCACAAAAAACGAATACTTCAAATTTTATTTACGTAAAACCGTCAAACCAAAGGAAACTATACTACAAAGTTGAAAAACAAAGTATTTATTATAAAAAATGAATATGGAAGTTTTGAAACCCGGACAATCAGGCAAAGGCATTCTAATCGAATACGATGCTGGATACTTATCACCAACTGAAAAACGTAATGTTGATTTGATACATGAGTCCAAAGGAATGTTGGACCATTCAAAACCATTTGAATTCTACGCAGTACTTCAGAAATTTAACACCCCAAACAGAAACGGAAGAATATATCCTGAAAAAGTATTAAAGAGAGAAGCCGACAATTATAAGAAAATGATTAACAAGGGTATTGCTTTATCCGAACTTAATCACCCTGAGTCATCACTTGTTGACTTGGACAGAGTTTCTCATTCAATTAGTGATATATGGTGGGAAGGTCCTGTTCTTATGGGTAAATTAAAATTATTAACTTCACCAGGTTTTCATGAGAGAGGTATTGTATCAACCAAAGGAGACCAAGCGGCAAATCTTTTAAGACAAGGTGTTACACTTGGTATATCATCTCGTGGTGTAGGGTCGCTTAAAAAAATTGGGGAACAAAACGAAGTACAGGATGACTTTGAGTTGATTTGTTTTGACCTTGTATGGTCTCCATCCACTCCTGGTGCTTATCTTTTCACTGAACCTGATGACAGATTTAAGTTTGAAGAAAACTTGGATGAGGAGAAAAAAATGAAAGCTGAAAGAGAATTTGGTGGCCCAACCGACAAATCGCTTGACTTAATGAAGAAATTGAACGATTATTTGGGTTACTAAAACTCAATAAAATGGACGAAAAATATTTTGTAGCAAAAATTACAACAGACATGCCTGACTCCGAAACAGGTAAAATTAAAAAATTAAGACAGGAAAAATTAGTTAAAGGTTATTCACCGACTGATGTTGAAGCAAAAGTGACAAAGGTTTTTGAGAACTATTCGGAAGACTGGAGAATAACAGCTATTGTAGAAAGTAAAATTGATGAAGTGATAGGATAATCAAAAAATTATCAATAGTTGTAAAAGGAGGGGAAACCCTCCTTTTTTTTATTCTGATATATTTATCAGATATGAAAATTACAATTTCAGAGGGTCAGTATAAGATACTATCAGAATATTTCAAAAGACCAACAGACCCTATTGCCGCTCATATTAGGAAAACATTGAAAGATGTTTATTCCCCATCTAATTGGGGTAAAATTGAAAACCCTGATGAGGGTTGTGCCACCGATTTTGGGGTCATTGGGGTTTATCAGCATATACCTGGTAAAGATGAATGGTCGATACTTAACAGATTTGACACCAATACCAAAGTAAGACGAAAAATGGAGTCCTTGTTTCATGAGGATGAACCTGATACTGAATTAACTCCTAAAAAATTCATGGAGTGGATTACTCTGAACGCAGAAAGATTATTTAAGGGTCCAATCACTGATGAATTAGTAGAATTGAATAAAACCACAATTGAGAGGGGAAATCAAAATGAAGATTATGCAATTCAAATATTACAAGAATTTTTCGGTGAGAACGCCAAAATTGTAAGATTTTGTTCTGGTGATATTAGAGACACTAGAAAGGGAATGGATATTGCGGTAACTGCGGGTGGTAAAACATTTCACGTACAAGTAAAACCATTTACCTACATAAGAAGTTTGGTTGATAAAGATGGTGATACTTTTTTTGAAGTAACATCAAGGGGTTTTGACTCTACAAAATATTCTGAATCAAATGTACAAGTATTTTTATTCGTTGATTTAGATAGAAAAAGATATGTTGCATACGCTAATAAGAAAAATAAAATTAGAAAAGTAACAACTGAAATAACAAGGTATGACGAACCGTATCTGTTAAGCAATATAAATTTTGAAGGTCAAACAAAAGTTAAGTCATATAGAAACACTCCTGTCGAAGACGATATATTCAAAGTCGGAGAAAGAAGATTACAAAATCTAGAATTTAGAAAAGCGGAAATCGAAAAAATGATTGAGCTTGAAAAACAAAAGTTAGGAAAATCAGGAGAAAAATAATAAAAAATATTTAGTATCAAAACGAATAATAAAAAATTTTTATGATTTGATACATATTTATATAGAAAAATAAAAACAAAGAATGGCAAAAGAAAAATCTATTGTTGAAGAAGCAATCCTCCAAATGAAAAATTTGGAAGAAGCGGTTGCGGAAAATGCAAAAGGAATACTTGCTTCGACTATGAAGGAAGAAATCAAAGAATTAGTAAAAGAATCTCTTAACGAACAAGGCGAAGAAGAGGTTGACATGGAAGTGGACATGGAAGAACCCGAAATGGAAGATGAGGACGAAATGGACTCAGACGAAATGGATATGGGTATGGAAATGGACACTGATAACATCGAAGATGACGAACCTATCGACTTAACTGACAAATCAGATGAGGAGGTTTTACGTGTTTTCCAATTAATGGGTCCTGATGACCATATCGTTGTTACTAAAGATGACAGCGGTAACATTAGTGTGAAAGATACTGAAACTGACAAAGAATACATGATTGTTGGTGAAGGAGAAGAATCTGATTACACATCTATGGAAAAAGACATGTATGACATGGCGGACGACTCAGAAATGGGTGATGCTATGATGGATGACACAATGATGGATGACACAATGATGGAAGATGACGACGTTATTCCTATGGAAGAAGAAGAATATCTATCTGAAAAAAGTGTTGAAGACATCGTTAATGACATATTCGATGAAGGTAATGAAGAACAAGAAGAAGGTTACGTCTATGAAATCGACATGAATGAAGAATCTGACGATGATGAGGATGATACTGATGAGGAATCTGAAGGTATTGTCTATGAAATCGAAATGGATGAAGAAATCGAAGAGGACATGGATGAATCATATGACCAAGAAAATGAAGGTTACTTGGAAGAAGGTAAAAAATCCACCAGGGCTAAAGGCATGGGCATGGGTAAGGCTTCAAAATTCAAGTATCGTAAAAATCCGAATCAAGGCGAAGGGTTTAAAGTTGTTAAGAAAACCGCCAACAAAACTATGGGAACAGGAAGTGCTAAAAAAGGCTTCTCCTATGACAAGAATGGTGAAAATCTTGACGGCGAATTTAAAATTAAACCAAAAGGCGTTAAGAAGGCGGAAACAAAAGAAGCTGCACGTACATACGGAAATGGTTCTAAAGAAGGACGTGGTTTAAGAAAAGGAATCACACCTAACAGAAACTTGAAGTTTGAAAGTGTGGATAGCAGTGAGTTACAACTTCTTCGTGAAAAGAATGAAGAATACAGAAAAGCGTTGAACGTATTCAGAAACAAATTAAATGAAGTTGCCGTGTTTAATTCAAATTTGGCATACGCAACTCGTTTATTTACTGAACACTCAACATCTAAACAAGAGAAAATTAACATCTTGAGAAGATTTGATTCTGTTGAAACATTGAAAGAATCGAAGAATTTGTACAAATCAATCAAAGATGAGTTGTCAGGAAGTTCTGCTCAACCAATGAATGAGTCAATCGGTCAAGTAATCGAAAAGGCACCATCAACAGGTTCAGCAATCAACTTAATTGAGTCAAAAACATATGAAAACCCTCAATTCCTGAGAATGAAAGATTTGATGAATAAATTAAAATAAACTTTAAATTAATAAAAAACCAAACAAAATGGGAGCATTATTAGAATCAGGTCTTGTTGGTAACATCGGTCTTAAGCACCTTAAAGTTATCAAAGAAGATACTATCAACAAATGGGACAAATTAGGGTTCCTCGAAGGTCTTAAGGGCCACCTAAAAGAAAATGTTGCGCAGTTATATGAAAACCAAGCGTCACATTTGATTAACGAAGCAACTTCTGACGGTTCTTCAGGTTCATTTGAAACTGTTGTATTCCCAATCGTTAGACGTGTATTCTCTAAGTTACTTGCTAACGACATTGTATCTGTACAAGCTATGAACTTACCAATTGGTAAATTGTTCTACTTCGTACCGAAGATTCAAGGTTATAACAATGGTGTTGGTGGTTCCTCAACCGGACCATTTGACTCAAGTTCAGGTCAGCACTACGCACCTGTAGGTTCACCTGGTAATTACCCTGGTGACCCAAATTCTGGTTACACTTTGTCAAATGGTTCATACAACGGTACTTATGCTAAAAACCTTTATGATTTATTCTATGAAGGCACTGAACCTGGATTGAACCCAGCAGGTCTTTTTGACTATTCAAAAGGTCGTTGGTCGGCAGTAACCACATCAGCTACAGTTGTTGCTTGGTCTAATGGTACACTAGAACCCGCTCAGTCAGTTTACATCGGTAACAACATAAGAAAAGTTATTATCAGAGTTGGTGGTTTCACTAACACTGGTGTAGGTAAATTAATAGCACCTGATGGTAATGAGATTGATACTGAAACTTTCTTGGCTAGTTTGATTGTTTATACTGGTACAGGTATTAGCGCGTCAACAACACCATGTGCGATTTCTACAGGACCACTTTTGTATAGAGTTGTAACTCAACAGTATGGTAAGGGTATTGTTAGTCCTACCTACACTCCAACAACAACTACTTGGCCTACCGATGGTGGTGGTGGTACTTATGATAAAGTTTGTGACCAGACAGGTTATATCTATTTAGAAGTTGATTTGTCATGTCCTACATGTCCAACATGTGGTAGTGACACTATCGATGGTTACACAGGTGCAACTATCACTAACATTTTCTCAGGTTCAGCATTTAACGTAGCTTGGAGACGTTATGAAGAACTCGAATTCGAAGATAAAATCGGTGAAGTTTCTTTCGACCTTGAGTCAGTAACAGTTTCTGTGACTGAAAGAAAGTTGAGAGCTCAGTGGTCACCAGAACTTGCTCAAGACGTTGCGGCATTCCACAACATCGACGCTGAAGCCGAATTGACAGCTTTATTGTCAGAACAAGTTGCGGCTGAAATTGACCGTGAAATTCTTCGTGACCTTCGTAAAGGAGCGGCTTGGAATTTACGTTGGGATTACAACGGATGGAGAAGAGTTGCTAATACAACTTCTTACACTCAAAAAGACTGGAACCAAACTTTGATTACAGCAATCAACCAATTATCTGCTCAAATTCACAAGTCAACACTTCGTGGTGGAGCAAACTGGATTGTTGTTTCTTCCGAAGTTTCAGCTATCTTTGATGACTTGGAATATTTCCACGTTTCAAATGCGTCACCTGAACAAGACCAATACAACATGGGTATTGAGAGAGTGGGTACACTTGCTGGTCGTTACCAAGTATATCGTGACCCATACTTCCCATCAAACCAAGTATTGATTGGTCATAAAGGTACATCGTTACTTGATACTGGTTACATTTACGCACCGTATGTACCACTTCAATTAACTCCAACTATGTACAACCCATTCAACTTTACACCTATCAAGGGTATCATGACACGTTACGCGAAGAAAATGGTTAATAACCGTTTCTACGGACGTATCACAGTTGATGGTGTACGTACATTTGACTTACAAGAACTTAGATAATCTTATCTATAGTATAATTAAAAAGGGACGAGAAATCGTCCCTTTTTTATTTATAAATATATTGTAAAAAACATCACATAATAAGTTTATTTTACAAATTGCGTGAATTAGACTATATTTATCATTATTATAATAAATTTTAAAAAACAAATAATGAAAAAACAAATCTTATTTTTAACCTTAATGATTATGTCGTTATTTACAATGGCCCAAACTTCAGTTCCTGTAGATACGACAAAAACCGGTGGTCTATTCTACAAACCGGCTAAAAAACAAAGTCCGTTCACAAGTGAATTTGGTATTGCCACATCTAATCTTTGGAGAGGTGTTGATGTAGGTAAGCAACCCGTAATAAAAATGATTGCGGATTATCAACCAGTAGATTGGTTTACACTAACTTCAGAGGCGAATGTGGTGTATAATCAATTTAAAGATGGTTATGGAAACACAGTGAAGAATCAAGCAATGTTCAATATCTATAACACTTCTTTAGGCGTTCAGGACATTTACTTTACTCAAAACACTTTTTTACAGAGTGATACAAATTATTTCCATTATAATAAAAAAACAACTTCCCACTTTTTAGAAGCGGCTATTAGATATAAGGGTGATGCTAAAAGTAGAATTGACTTTTTAGCAACTTATGTGTTCTACCAAAACGAAGCTTACAAAAAAGGAGCGGCATATTTTGAAGCAACCTACCACTTGGATTATAACGCGGACCTATTCGTAGGATACGTGACAGGAGAATCCCAAGTTAATTTCCAACAAAAGGCGGGTTTCACTAATGTCGGTGTTGTTGTTAAAAGAACATTACAATTCTCTAAAACAACTGACGCAAATACAAGACTTACAATTATGGTAAATCCTATGTATAAAACGGCAATTGTACCAAACTCAACGGTTGCTAATAGACCTATTACGGCCAATCTACAGATATTATTTTAATCTGATATAAGATTTTTGATTAAAGGAGGGTATAACCCTCCTTTTTTTTTAGACAAAAATATTTAATCCTTCGACATAAAATCTTATAGAAACAGAATATGAATATTTATTAAGATATTTATATATGAATTGTTTTTTATATGAGGTTTATTTTATTCTCGATTTTATTATTTTTACAAATTAGTGTTTTTTCACAGTTAAGAGATTCGGTCTATGTTAAGACTGAAATTTTTAATATTGTCTATTCTGAAAAATTACAACAACCTAAGTGGGTTGAATATAACGTGATATGTCACGATGGTAAAATATCTAGAAAAGGGTTAGATTTTTATCCTATAAAGGGAATAGTTACTTCTACAAATGAAGATTATGAAAATAATATTTATGATAAGGGCCATCTAGCACCCGCAGCGGACTTCAATTGTAATCAAGACTATCTAAAACAAACATTTTCTTACTTGAATTGTGTTCTACAACACGAAAGATTAAATAGAGGGGTTTGGAGATTACTAGAATCTCGTGAGAGAGAACTCTCAAAACAATATAAGGTATCTGTTGAAATAAGAATTAATTACAGTAAAAATTCAAAAGTCCTGTCAACAGGGGCCACAGTTCCCGATTCTTTTACTAAGACAATTATGTATAATAATAAAAAAGAAAAATATTTCTTCAAAAATGAAGAACCGAAATCATCTGACCCTAATTTATATAGGGTTAATTGATGTTTAATAAACAAATAAAATAAAATTAAAAAAATGAAAAAAGTAATCTTATCATTACTGTTTGTTTTCTCATTTATTTTCGGGTATAGTCAATACGACTTATCTAAAAATATTGACAGACAAATTATTGTGGTTCCGAAAAAAGGAATGGAACCACAAGCAAAGAATCACTTTAATCAAGGTGATACAAAAGTTGTAGTCGAATTTGACCAACTTGGATGGTATGTTGTCCTGATTCCGAATGGTGTAAACCAAGATGAATTTATTAATCAAAACAAAAGTTTAAGTTTCGTTCAAAATCTTTACAAAGACGAGGCAAGACAGATGCAATTGGATTATATTCCAAACGACGCCGAGTTCACATCTTGTTGGCATCTTAAACAATCTACCGATAAGGATATTGATGCGGACGAAGCTTGGGATTTAGTTCCGACCGACAATCCATTTGTTAGTGTTGCAATGTTTGACGGGGGATTGGATTTAACTATTCCTGACCTAGTTGGTAATACTAACAGCCCATTTAACGCAGTTAATAGTACAACGTCAATCCCCTATGTGAATTCTTTTGATAAACACGGAACAGCTTGTTCAGGAACAATTGCCGCAGTAACAAATAATAGTATTGGTGTTAGTAGTGTTGGTAACAACAAAGTAAAAGTAATGCCAGTTAATATTATGTCACAAGTTTATGATGGAGGTAGTTTTGCTACTTCAGACGTTATTCAAATTAATGGAGTAAATGCTGCAATGGCAAACCCAACTTGTGTTGCAATTGCGATGTCCTATGGTGGTTCATCATACTCGGCGTCTCTTGAAGCGGCTTTTAACGCTGCAAGAACAACTGCAAGAGGTGGTAAAGGTATGGTGGTTATGGCATCATCAGGTAATCAATACTCAGGAACCGCGGCTCAGTATCCCGCAAATTACAATAATGTTTGGGGAATTGGAGCAACTTCTTCAACAGATGTAAGAGCTTCTTTCTCAAACTACGGACAAATTTGTGACATTTCAGCACCTGGTGTAAGTATTAGAACTACAGATAGATTGGGAGCTGCAGGTTACGACCCTGGTGATTATCGTAGTATTAGTGGAACATCATTTTCGTGCCCGATAACAGCCGCCGCAGCGGCATTTATATTCTATAAAAATTGGGAACTTACTGACGACCAAGTATTACAGATACTTGCTCAAACATGCGAGAAAGTAGGAGGATATACTTACTCCAACAATCCTACGTGGCCACTCTCAACAAGAAGTAACGAACTTGGATATGGTAGAATTAACTTGAAGGACGCTATTAATGCCACACCAAACCCTGGTGGAGTAATTCCACCTCCTCCACCACCTCCTACACAAATTCATAATTTTGTTATTAACACTTTAACTGTTAATCCAACATCAGTTATCGCTGGTAACAATATTACTATAACGGCGACGATTGCAACTCAAAACCCTACATATCCATCGGTTAATGTAATGACCCAACATAGACTATCAACCAATACAACTTGGGGTGATGCTGATGACATTGTAATCGGAACAACTAGTGGTAATCTTGGTGGTGGAGTTGCAACTGATGTTGAAACAATTATTTATACTGTTGGAAATATAACAGGGACAAGATATATTATTAGTAGAGTTAATTATATGGGGTCTATTTCAGAAACCGTATCTTATCTGCAACCCTTACTTCACCATCAACATCTAGTGTTACAATTTCACCAACACAGGTTGCGGTGTCATTCCAATGGAAAATTACAAACACAGGTTCAGTTCCTATTACTTCCTTTACTTGGGACAGAAATTGGATTACACAAACCGCACCTGTTTTAACTTGGCCTACATCAACATCTTGGCAAGGACCACTATTACCGGGTCAATATATTTTATTACCCCAAGGTGGAACTATAACAAATCAATTTTCAGCATCTTGGATGTCATCAAATGTTTGTTTTAGTGCAACAAGTTGTGCTCTACCACTAGGTTCAACTAATACAATGAGAATGAGAATTCTCACAGTAAATGGTGGGACTGGCGATGGTAATTTAAATAACAATCAGGTTGATTGTATTGTAACAAGACTTGCGACGGCTGTTAACAATGATGGAGTTCTTGGTGGTGGTGAGGTTGATTATGTTGAAGTTAGACAATTTAGTCAACTATATGAAAAACCTTTAAGATATAATTCTTTGGATGAGGCAATACTCGAAAAAGGATTGAATGTTATTCACATTCATTACTCTGATGGAACAGTTGAAATTAGGAAGATTTCTGTTAATTAAAAAATAAAATGACTAATATTAAAAGGAGACTTAGGTCTCCTTTTTTTGTTTAACGGATATTTATTATAAAAAGTTTTATATGAAAAATCTAAATTTATTATCCGAATCAGATAAAAACAATATTTTAAATTTGTATAGAGAAAAAAAAATAATTATTGAACAAGAAGCACCAGTACAACAAAATTACACAGTACAAGATTTACAAACTATATTAAATAGGGCACCATATAATGCTAAATTAACCGCCGATAATAAATTTGGTCCTTTAACCGCTGGGGCTATAGGCAGTGCTTTAGATATGGTAAAAAGTGGACAAGCGTCTGATTATTTTAAACCGATGCAAAGTAAACAAGTAACATCGATACCCACATCAACCGCAACTCAGACCACTACTGGCACAACAACTGGCACAACAACTGGTACAACCACCGCACCATTAGCACCAATTTCAACGGCTTCTCCAATATCCCAAACGAACAAAGATATTAAAACACCTGCAGACGCGGACCAGGCAATACAAGCGGCTAAGTTGGAGGCTGAAAAAATTAAACAACAAGGGAAAATAACACAGGAGATGTGTAGAAAAGTTGGTAGAGCCATAAACCCTGTCAACCCATTCAAAAAAGAAGTTGCAAGTCAATCTTTGTGTGACGCATTAAGAAGTTGTATATCGAATAATATGTTAGTAAGAGATGAATCAGTATTTAGCGCCTGTAATGCATTTCCGGCAACAAAAGGGACAGAAACAAAAACAACCGTTTAATTCACTTCTGATTCATTGGTATTTTTAGTTTCTTTATTAGAAATAACTCTAATTGCTTTAGATATTATTTCACTTTCCCCAAGAGAAAACGCACCTCTATGAAAGGCTGATTTACAGGCCATTGTTAAAAAATAAATGGCTTCTTGATTTGACATCGACTCAATGATTATCTCTAAATGTTCTTCGCTTAGAAGAGGTACTTCGTCAAAAATTTTACCGTATAATTCGTCTGTTTGATTTTCCATAATATTTGATATTTATAATTATAGACAATAAATTTCATAATGTTAAGTGAGATAATAAAAAAAGTTTTAAGGGAAGCGTCTGGTGATTCTGGAGGTGCCGGTGCGTACATTACGGCTCTACAACCCGGATTAAGAAATTTTGATAAAACTCAATTACAACCATTCATCCAAGCCGTATCTGATTATGATAGTCCTTTGTTACAATATGATAGTTATGATGGTGAAATGAGTATGAGATTGGACCAAATAAAAAAAATAGAAAAACAGGCTGAAAAAATCACAGATAAGATGAAAAAAAAACCTTATTTAACCTTTAGTGATGAGGACGGTAACAATATAAATCAAACACCAGGTAAAGGATTAAATGTTGTACCTATTAAAGAATGGGTGGAAATAAATGAGGAAACAGTATCTGAAGATTTGGCGGTTTGGTTTGGTACAAAGAAAAAACCAAAGGGTAGTAAACAACCAAAAGGTCCTTGGGTTAATATATGTAGAAAAAAAGAAGGAGGTGGACATCCCCCATGTGGAAGACCTGAAGCCGATTCAAAAGGATACCCAAAATGTAGAGCAGCGGGTGTCGCTTCTAAAATGACTGATTCACAAAAAAGAGCGGCTTGTGCTCAAAAAAGAAGAGCCGAAAAAAGTGACCCAAAAGTAGGAACAGGTAATTCACCAACTATGACTTCGTACAAACCAAAAAAAAAGACCCAAAATGAGTCTTTAGAAAAATTGGTTAAGAAAATAATTAGAGAGATTGTTCAGGACTAATTCTTTCATTATTATCAATTTTTTTGAGAATAGATGACAATGAATACTCAATTTGTGATGTAATTTCAGTCTCATAGGTCTGTCTTTCACGTTCTGTTCTATTATCATACATACGTGATAATCTTTCCCACGATTTAAAACTGAGTACCACATCATAGTGATATACGTGATTTGTTACACTAATCTTTCCACCATCCAAGATAACAAACAATCCAAGTTCGGAATTCTTAATATACCTTTTACCTGAAATGGGGGCTATAAGGAATTTAGAACTAGGGTGATTAATCAACTTTCTACAGATTGTACTACAAATCCGTACATTATCATCCGCAGGTGCAGAATTATAATTAGATTTTTTTGCCAGCCAAATTGCTGATTTTACATAGAGTTTTTTAAGCCAACGATTAAGAATTTTTTTCATGAGTGTTTGATTTATTACTACAAAAGTACAAATAAAACCTATATCTACAAAAAAATTATTTCTTTTTTTTCGTGAATATGATGGCAGATTCGGTAACCGCTAAAACCGCAATTGCGGGTAACCAAGCACCAGTTACACCTCCTAATAATATACCAACCGCGGCAACACTAACACATAATGTGTTTTTTTTCCATTTCCTTATTGATTCTGTTTGAGTTATAGAAGTAACTTCATTTCTTAATTGTGATACTTGTAATGTGTCTACAAGCTGGAAATAACGTTGAGACAATAAATTATAATCGTAATCGGCTTGTGATAATTGGTCAGTAAGTTTATCGTTAGACTTGATTAAAGAATCATTCTCTGCAGAACATTTTTCTAATCTTGATAACTTTTCTAATAATTTGATTTCTTGCTTTTTTGTGAAGAAGATACCTGAATCACCCTTAAGGATTATCCTTTTTGGTAATTCTTTTTGACCATAGACTATCACGTTTAGGGTCATTATAATACTCAGTACAATCAATTTCTTTAATAACTTCATCTCTCTCAATTACTATTGTTTCTTTTGGTTTTGAGGGTGTGGTGATGAAAACCGTATCAACCTCAATCGTTTTCGTGTCTTCTAATAATAGTAATTTTTTTTCATAATTCAATAGCTCGATACTATCGGATAGGCTCACGATAGTTTTCTTAAACTTTTCAGTTTCTTTTGGATAGACATTATACACTTTTTTAGGTACGGTTATTACATATAATAACAGACCTAGTATAACGGAATAATACCAGTATTTTTTTAAAAATAACATATTAATAAATATCTGGTTTCAGTAGTTTCAAAAACTCAACCCAAGTTTCTAAATCATTTTCATTTCTACCTATGTTAGCCGAATAACAACACAGGACAACATTATCTTTAGTGTACCCCTTATTTTTATCTAATCTATCTAAAGAAGGTTGTTGGGGATGTTTTGGCTTATTTGACGGTATTAACGGTATTTTGAACCAATAACATAGACCTTTTTGGTTTTCAAAAAGTTCGTTAACTTCATCGACAGTCAAAGTATTTTCAATACCTCTGTGTTTGGAGTCATGAATCAAGGTATTTTTCCAAAGTCTTACTCTTCTTTCCTTTTGTTTTTGTCCTTCTATTTTTCTAAACTCCGCATCTTTTCTTCGATTTTTTTTATATTCTCTTGTTGATTCTAATACGCATATCTTACATCTTAAACCTCTTTGTGATTTATAAAATTCGTCCGAGGATTTTACTTCATTACAAATTTTACATTTTTTTTGTGTATCCATATTTATAAATATATGGGTAAACAAAAAAAATTAAAAAAAATAAGAATTACTTCTTATTTTTTGAACCACAATAAGGTGGTGAACATCTTTTTTTACCATCTAATCCAGGCATTCTCCCTTTACATACTTGTACTCCATAACCACTCGAATAAGCAGAGGGAAAGACTTTAAACTTGGATTTGGCGGCGGCATATCCTCTAGCACAAAGCTTTGTACCTGTTTTTTTACGACCTTCCATCATTACCATTTCCTCATCATCTGTTTGGTCATCTAAACTTTCTTCATTTTCAAATTCATTCATCAAGAAATCAAACACTTGGTCCATATTATTTTTTGCTTCGGCAATATGGTCTTGAGCCCAATCGTGACCGTTATCTAAAATAGTATCAATTTCATCACGATTTTTACTTAACAATATATCACACTGTCTTCTCATCTGTTCTAAATTTGAGAAAAACATATACCTATCGGACCCCTGCTCCTCTAAAACTCTTTTAACAATATTTGTCAATTCAGATTCGGTCAATTTAATTTTTTTCATAGTATTAAGAATTTAATCCATTACCTCCTATAGTAACCGCATTTAATTGAACTACTGCGTGGTGTTGGTTATCTAACCACACTGGATTTGGTGGGTTATATGTGGATGCGGTAGCAGTACCTTGACTTAAACTACTATTCAAATAAATAGGTATTGATTGAGCTGTATTTGCACTATATGGGGCTAAACACGCTGCACAACTAGCAAATTCTATTGCCAAATTTACGGTAACCGCTCCTTCAGTTGTTGCACCAGTTGATGT